TAATTCAAAATTATCTAATGCAAGAGAATTTATAAAAAAATTAGGAGAATAAAAATGATTTTAATGAGAAGTGGAAGTTGTTATGAAGGATTATCAAATGTAAATATTTTTGATTATTCTTCATTAGAAGAATTTTATGAAAATGAGATGGAATTTATTATTAAAAAATTAGACTTTGCTGATTGTTTATGTTTTGCTGAATTACAAAAACAAGATAAAAATAAAGATAAACAATTCGTCAAAATAGAAGAAGAATGTTTTAATTATATTGAATTTTTAAGTAAAAAAGCACCTATAGGAACTTCTTTGATAAATATTGTTTCAACAGATGATTTTGAAAATTATAATAATTTGAAAATAGAGGAATATGAAGAAGACATATTTATTTTTTATAGAGTAACTAGAATTAGTTGATTTTTATTAAAGGATTTATAAATGATTTTAGGTTTAGCAGGATTAAAAGGTAGTGGAAAAGATACTGTATATCAAATTATTAAAGAAATAGATGAAGAATATATTAAGTTAGCATTTGCTAACCCGATAAAAAATAAAATATTTGAAATATTTCAAATTGATGAGCATACTTATGATGTATTAAAAAGACAACAATATTGGAGACATATATTCAGAGAAATAGGTATGTTAATGAGAGAATATGATGAAAATCAATTTATTAAATATGTAGAAAAAAATTTAACAAATAAAGTCGTTATAACAGATATTAGATTTATGAATGAAATATATTTTCTTAAAAAACAAAATGCTATTTTGATTAAAGTAAAAAGATTCAAAAATGATGATAATCATATAACAGAACAGGATTTACATGATGAATTATTTGATTATATAATAGATAATACAAAAGATTATGAACATCTTAAAAAACAAGTTATTAAAATATTAAACGATATTAAAATAAAATAAATTTTTAATATTTATTTGACTTTTCTTTTATTTTTTAGTATAATTATAATATAAAAACAAAAGGAGATAAAATGATTAAAAATATCGAAGAATCAAAATATATGAAACAATGGTTTTCAAACAAAGAAAACGAACAAGCAGTATTAGATTATATATTTGGTAAAAGAAATGATAATCCGTTAAAAGAAGTTAGAAAAATGTTTTCTAATAAAAAATCTAAAATTAAAAAATAAGAATACAAATAAAAATTAAAAACAAGGAGAAAAAAATGGAACAATTATTCAAAAAAATAAGAGAAGATCATTTCGATAAACTTAGAAATGTAATATTAAACAATGAAAAGTATCATTTAGAAAGTGATACTTGGACTCATACTTGTTTAGTATTTTCAAAGGCAGAAGATGATTTCAATAAAGTTGTTGGTTTATTACATGATTTAGGAAAACCATTAGCAAAAGAACATATTGATGATAAAGATTATTATAAAGGTCATGAATGTATTTCTACTTTTGAAGCATTGAAGTATATAAATGATATTGAAAGAATATTAGGAAAAGATAAAATTTTAGATGTTTTATATACTATCAATTATCATGGTATGTTATGGCAAAAGTCCGAAAAACAAATTAAACATTATTTTAGTAATGATATAGATAAATATAATAAAATTTATGATTTTTCATTATATGACCAAGCAGGTAATATATTTTTTGATAACGAAAAAAATAGAAAAAATAAAGAAAAGTTATCAAAAGAAGATTTTAATGATGTGAAAATAAAAGAACATAAAAATAAATGTTATTTTATGATAGGATTACCATTAAGTGGAAAATCTACTTATATAAAGAATAATATGAAAGATTTACAAATTTTAAGTAGAGATGATATTCTTACAGATTACTTAAAAGAAAATTTTGTTTGCAAAACTTGTAATGGTAAAGGATATATTAAAGGTTGGACAGGTGATAGTATAGACCATTCAATTTGTCCTGTTTGTAATGGTAATGGTCATCCAAATTATAGTGATGGTTGGAAACTTTTATCTAATGAAGATCAAAAAGAAATAGATATGAGATTATTAAAAAAATTTAATGAATTAAGAAATTTAGATGAAGATTTTGTAATTGATATGACTAATTTATCTTGGAAAGCAAGAAGAAAATGGTTAACTCAATTAAAAAAACACACACCTATTGCTAAAACTTTTTTAACAGACATTGAAGAACTTTTATTTAGAAATAACTATAGAAATGAAGTTGAAGGAAAATTTATTCCAGAATCGGTTTTATACAATATGGCGAAAAGATTAGAATTACCATTATCAAGTGAATTTGATGAAATAGAAATTATATTAAACAATAAAACAAAGGAAAATTAAAATGAAAAAATTATTATTAGGAATTTTAGTATTATTGAGTTCAATGATATTAGCAAGTGCAACAAAATACACATGTGTTTCATATCAAAAAACTGCTTTTGATGTATCGTCTAAATGGAATAAAGATGGTTTGGTAGCACTTGTAGACGAACACAAAGCAAAAGTTATTATGATAAAATTAGATAATGAAAAGAAAGCAATAGTAACATTATATAATACAGGTGATGTTGAAAAAATCAAAAATAATAGTCTTAAAATTTATAAAAATGATAATGTTTCACTATATGTGAGTGATAAATCTGTTAAGAATGATGTTTATTTAATTATTATAAAAATCCCTAATATTATAGAGGGATTTGCTTGTAAAAAAGAAGAATGAGTTTACTTTTCATTCTTTTTATGATATAATTATAATATAAAAATAAAGGAAAAATCATGAAGATAACAAATAAAAATAAATATTCATTTGAAAATTATGAAATAAGTTTAGTTATAATAAAATCTAAAGGTGATTATACTTATGATGTGAATTATTTTAAGTATGATTGTGATGAAATACCATCATTAGCATTTGAACATTTGAATAGTGATTTTATATATGAAGAAAATTTAGATGAATATTTAGAGTTATTAAAAAAAGAATGGGATGTGATATTATTAAACGATGAAAGAATTAAAACTTGTGATAAATTTGAAAAAACTATCAAGGAATGAAAATGTTCAATTGGTTAAAAAACATGATAACAAAAGAAAATAAAAAAATAAATTACAATTCTATTATAAAAGAAAATAAAAGATTAAAAAATAAAAATGAAGAATTATATAATATAATTAGATTTTATGAATTTTTAGGAATTAATTTATCTAATTATGAAGATGATAATTTTGATTATGAAAAACATTATTTGAATAAATTAAAAGAAACATATGATGATAATAAAAAACTAAAAATTAAAATTGGTAATCTTGATAAAAAATTAAATAACTTAAAAGAGATAGAATTATTACTTCTTAATGAATTAGAAAATTCAAATAAAAAAATTAAAAAATTATCTGATAAGATTAAAGAATTAAAAATTGAAAACGAAATGTTAAAATCAGTTAAATCAAATAATTTTTATTATAAAAAAACCACTACAAAAAATCCAAAACAAGATGAAAATTCTGTATCAGATAATTCTACTCCAAAAACATTAAATGAAGTAAAGGATATCTTACAAAGATTAGATTTAAGATGTTAATATAATCTTTATAAAGGAAAATTATGAATGAATTAATAAATACAATATTAGATTTACACAAGTCTAATTGTTCAAATATTAAAAATAAATTATCTAAGATGAATTTATATAATAAAATAATTGAGAAATATATTGACATGAATGATAAACAAAAAAATATTTTTAATATTGTATTAGAAAAAAATGATATGTTGATGATAAGATTTCATAAAGTTTATTTCAAAAATAATGCTAATTGTAAAGAAATTAAGTTATTTTTATTGAAAATTGTAAATCTTTTAACAATAATAAAAAATATGAGGAGTATCTAATGTATATACCACGATATAATGGAGAAGAAAAAATTATAATTTTTACGGGAGCAGGTTGTGATGTTCCATCAGGATTAGCACCATTTAGAGGTAAGAATTCTATTTGGGAAAAAAATGATATTAATATTGTTTGTAATGATTATACTTGGAAGAAAAATTATGAAAAAGTTCATAATTTTTATAATGAATTAAGAAATCAAATAAAAGATTCTAAATGCAATGAATATCATTATTTGATAAAAGATATATATGATAAACATAAAGAAAAATTAATAAATATTACAACCAATATAAGTGATTTTTTTGATAGATTAAAAATACCAACAATGTATGTTCACGGAAAAATAATTGAAATGAAATGTACTGCTTGTGGTAATAAATTTGAAATTGGTTATGCTAATTGGAATATAGAAAATGAAAGATGTCCTAAATGTGGTTCTCATAAAGGTGTTAAACCTAATATAGTTTTCTTTAATGGTTATGCCTGGTTATACTCCTATATGAAAAGAGCATTTGAATATCTTCAAAATCCTAATAGTAAATTAATTGTTATAGGTAGTAGTTCAAATGTTGTGGATATTGATGATGTTGCTAAAAATAGTAAGGGAGAAACTTTTTTGTTAGACTTAAACAAAAGAAATGTTTATGATAATTTTAGTAATAATATTGAAGATTTTCAATTATTATTAAAAAATAAAGGAATATTATGAAAAAAATTTTAATGATTATGTTATTGGGAATTATGTTTTTGTGTGCTTTTGAATTACATACTAATCCTATAACAAGTAAATGTGTTGATGTTGTTGATGTTTCACCTTCAGGTGAATTTTTTTCTGTTATAAAAACAAAAATTAAAAATAAAAATTCAATTCAAAATCTTCAAATATTTTGTCCTATTAAAAAAATAGATAAAATAAGTATAGTAAATAAAAATAATGAAGAAATAGGAAGTGTTAAGAGAATTGGTAATGTAATTTATTCTAAATTTGAAAAAATAAGTAAAAATGTAAGATATAAAATAGAATATGAAACTTTGGATGATAAAAAAAGAATAGAATATAGTAGTGATAATTTTTGTATAAGACCTTATAAATTTGAATTTGAAATTCCAAGTAATATTTTAGAAGGAAATATGGTTCGTATAGATTATAAAGCAATTGATTATAAAAATAATGATACTTCTTATAATAATGAACCCGAACTAAAAGGTGAAAAATTACAATATTCTATACATAAACATTATTTATATGCTTTATTTAGAAATGGTAAACATCATTTAACATTATATGATAAACATTTTTGTGATGTTGATAAAAATGATACAAATTTATATTATAGAATTATCCAAGGAAATTTTGATGTAGATGTTGATGTTAAAAATAAATATTGGGCAGGTCAAGGAACAGGAGAAGCAGAAAATACTCCAAAAAGAAATAATATAAATAGTGATATAAGACAAAACACATTTAAAAATATGAAATTTAATAAAATTAGTTGGTAATTAATTGTTAGTTATATTAAATAATATAAAAATCAAAGGAGGTAATATGGAATTGAATCAAATTGATACAATGATGATGAAAACTGCTAAATTGTGGTCTAATATGTCAAAATGCAAAAGACATAAAGTTGGTGCTGTTATATCCAAAGATAATAGAATTATTAGTATAGGATATAATGGTAATCCATCTGGATATAAACCAATTAAAGAAAAAGTTAATTGTGAATTATGTAATGGTACAGGTAAATTAGAAGTTATGAATGAATTACCATTGAATGATGTTTATGGATTTTCTCAAAATGATATATGTCCAAAATGTGGTGGAATAGGTAATATTTTAATTGAAAAAGATGAATGTGAAGATGAAAATAATATTACAATAAATAGTGTTATACATGCAGAAGCAAATGCTATTTTATTTTGTGCTAGAAATGGTATTTCAACTGATGAAACTACATTATATGTTACAATGAGTCCTTGTTACGAATGTTCTAAAATGGTAATTCAAAGTGGTATAAAAAAAGTTGTATATGCTTATGAATATAGAGATACAACATCAATAAATTTCTTAAAAAAATGTGGTATTGATGTTGTTAAATTATAAAGGAAATATTATGATAGTATTTATCAATGTAATATTAATTTTTACAATGATCTTATTTTTATTATATATACCTATTGTAGTAAAATAAAAAAGGAAAATAATGAGTAAATTTGATAGAAAAATAAAAAGAAATAGACTTAAATATTTTAAATCTTTTATATTAAATGAAGAAAAAAAGATTAAAAAATCAATCATTAATACAGTTGAAAACAAAAAATCTATTAACAATGTTAATAATATTGATAAATTAAAAGAATATACATTATTTATGTGTAATAGATATTTGAATAATAAATTGAATGATGAAGAATTAGAAGAATTCAAACAATTTATAAATAAACCAGAATTTATCAATTTAGATTTTAATAATTTACCAGATGATGATAAATTAAAAATACAAAATGTATTAAAAGAATTTGATAAAAAAATAAATATTAAATTTGTTTGTTCTAAGTGTGATAAAGAATATAAAAGATATTCAAGTTATAAAAAACATATTGAAAAATGTAAATAAACAATACAAATAAAAAATACAAATAAAAAGGAGTTTTGAATGACAATTAAAAATTTTACACCATTAGGTGGAAGAATACTTATAGAAATAAATAAAGAAAAGACTACATCAAGTGGAATTGTTTTACAAACAAATAAAGAACCAGATACAGGAAAAGTTATTGCCATATCTAAGGATTTAGAAGATAAAATAAACATCGACGATGAAGTTTATTATGGTAAATTATCAATTACACAAGCAATAGATTTTGAAGAAGGTGAATTTTTCTTATTGGAATTAAGAGATATTAAAGGTGTTATTAAAAATAATAATTAAAAAATCTTTATGATAAAATTTATTTACTTTTTTTCTTTTTATGTTATAATTATAAAAAAGGAGACTGAATGAAAGTTAGGGAATTAAAAGAATTGATAGTTGAATTTACAGATGAAGAAATAGAAAAATATTTTATAAATAATAAAGTTATAGATAATTTCAAAGATAAAATTCAAGTATATAATATAACAAAAGTATTAAGTTTTGAAGAAATTGAAAAAAACAAATATTTATTGACTTGTGTTGTTAAATTATAGTCGTTAAATTATAAAAGGAGATTAAATGAATATTTTAGAATTAAAAAAACTTATGTTTAAATACAAAAAAGAAAATCCAACTAAGTCTAAAAATTTAGTTATGTTAATTGATACAATTCAAAAATTAGCAAAAGAAAATAAAAAATCAGAAAACGATATGATTATTGATGGTACTAAAAAATATATAAAACAATTAGAAGATTCTCTTAAAAATGGAATGAATGTTAAAGATGAATTAGATTTTATTTTAAGTCTTAATTTAATACCTAAAATGAAAAATGAAGATGAAATGAAAACAATTATTCAAAACATTTTATCGAATGAAAAATTTGAATTACCTAAAGATTTTGGTAAAATTATGAGTAAATTAAAACAACTAAATGATGGAACATTTGATATGAAAATTGCAAGTCAAATTTTAAAAAAATAAAAGGAGTATAATGAATAAAAAAGAAATTACACAAAAACTTGAAAAATTATATGAAGACATTAAAAATTGGGGTATTAAAAATGGTATTATTCAAAATGCAAAAGTTAATATTCAATTCTTAAAAACAATATCTGAAAAATCAGAAATTACTAAAGCAATTTTAGATGAAAATGTCGATGAAATTATTGATGGTATTGGTGATACTTTTGTTACTTTTGTAATGGTCGTGGAAATTATTAAAAGAGATTTAGATAATCAAAATATAAAATTAAACTTTGATAATATTATAAATTATAAAATGCTTGAATCACACATTTATGATATTGCTTGTTTAGATGTTGAATTAGGAAATGCTGCTGATTGTATTGCAAAAAATCAATTAGAAAAAACAGTTGAATATATTAACAATTCATTATTATATTTAACAGATTTAGCAAATAAATTTGATACACAAATAACAAATTGTATTCAAGTTGCTTATGATGAAATAAAAGATAGAGAAGGGTTTTTAACACCTGATGGAACATTTGTAAAAAGTACAGACGAAAATTATCAAGAAATTATAAATAAATATAAAAAGGATTAAGAAAAGTCAATTCTTTTCTTATATTCATTTGAACATGAAATAAAATGAAAGGAAAAACATGTATTTAATAACGAGTATAATGATTTTAATAATAGTTACATCAATTCCTTTTGGATTTGAAGATAAAATTAAAGATAGAAGAGATTTTGAAAGATTTTTTATCTCATTAAGTGGTGAAGATAAAATGAAAGTGTTAAATTTAGCAATGGCAAAAATATCTGCAATTCTAACATTTATATTATGTTTTTTAATTTGGATTTAATATAGATTAAAATACAATTTTTATTAATACAATTTTTTAATATCATAAAGGAGAATAAATGTTAGATAATTTAATAGATAAGGCAAATAAAAATTACGATATAAATGATATTACGGTTATGAGAATAACATCAGATCAATATACAATATTAAATAAAAACAAAGAAAGAATAGATAATTATAATATTATAACTTCTAAAAAAGAAAAATTATATATAAATGTAAGTAAAAATAGTGTTTCGATAAATAACGAAGTAGAAATTTTATGCAAAAACGATGTATTGTTTTATTCTTTAATAGATGATATTATATCTTATATTGAAGTAATAGAAAATGCAAATCCACCTAAACAATGTGATTACAATACAATGGTAAAAGAAGCAAATGATTTTATTGAAATCATAAGTAATGCTTCTTAATTGATAAAAATTTTAAGATTTTAGTTTACTTTATTACAAAAATATAATATAATTTTATAAAGATAAAACGATAGGATAAGTTACTTTAATTAAATATTAACTGGTACTTATTTACTTATCCAAGTTTATTCATGAAAAATTAAAATTAAAGACCAAGGAGATGAAATGAAAAAAGATTTAGTAAGAGTTAGTGTTTTAAACTTAAATGTAGTACCTTTTGAAAAAGATACTCTTACAGAAAGTGAAAAAGTTTTAGCAGCACATAGATTAGCAAAATTAGGAGTAATTGTAAAAGGTGAATATGAAAATGTTAAAGGAACATCAAAATCTATTAAAAAAGTAATTAAAGCAATTGCTAACATTAGAGATTTAGATAATAATTGGGAAAACACTTTATTTTCTTTTGATGAAGTTATTGAAAATGAAGATTTAACGAGATTAAAAACATTACTTCATTATATGACAACTTATGGCGCAGAATATTTTGGTGTAGATATAGAAACATATTTTCCAAATGAAATGAGTAATGAAGACAAATCTAAATATTCTAAAATTAAAGAAATGTTAGATGAAGTCGAATTCAAAGAAAATATTATTAATGTAACTTTCAAACATATAGATGATGTAAAAAAAGATTTAGCAAGATTTTATGAAAAATATGCAAGACCTTTATCTGATTTAGATATTGAAATTATTTTAGAAGAAAACATTCCTGTAGAAATTGATAAAATAGTTTTCAAAGAAAATCAAATTAAACTTTTAGAAAAAGGTGTTAAAACTTCTAATCCTGAATTAGCAATTAGATATATTAAATATAAATTAGGATTAAATCCTAATATGCTATATACTAAAGATTTGAAAAAAATGATGAGTATAAATGTTGATGATAACATAAAAAAAGATTGTATAAAACTTATTGATAATGTTATAGAAAATGATGTAGATAATTCATTTTTAGAATTATTAAAACAAAAAAGAAGAATGATTAAAAAATTACTTGCTGTTATTGATTATAATAAAAGTGAAAAGTATAATGAAATAAAACCTTTTTTAAGAGAAAATAAAAGAATTCAAAGAGTTAAAACTAAATATAGTAAAGTTTTATTTAAACATACTAACAATTCAAAATTACATTTAGATGTAATGAGAGATAAATTTATTGAGTATTTTAGAATATATGATGATAATAAAATTTTAGAAAACTTTGAAAAAATGTCTATTAAAAATCAAATTCAAATTGTAAATTACATTAGAAAAGTTTTATCTAAACATAATTTAATTAAAACAGGAAGAGAATTAAAAGAAACATATGTATTGCCACATTCGTCTTATACTAAAGAAGAAGTAAACGATGTTGTTACTGAACCTGAATTTAGAAGATTATTAAAATTAGATAGTAATTTTAATGAATATGTTAAAGATAATGTTAAAAAATTATTTGAAAATAAAAATATTAAAATTGATTCTAAATTACTTGAATATATTTTAGAAAATGATATTAAATATCCAATATCACTTAGATTAGAAGAAAATAGCACTTTTTATTATGAATCAGGAAGTTCAATTAAATTTGAATCATCTAAAACTTTAAGATGTGGTATTTATTGGGAAAATTCAAATGAAAGTGTTGATTTAGATTTAAGTGCTATTATTAAAACAAATGATAATAATATTGTAAAAATTGGATGGAATTCAGATTATACATATGATGAATCTATTGTGTTTAGTGGAGATGTAACAGATGCTCCTAATGGTGCAGCAGAATTTATAGATATTATTAATCATAAAAATATTAAATTTATAGGATTAAAAGTAAATAAATATTCAGGAGAACCGAATAATTTTCATATCGGAATTATGACAAACATCGAACAATTCAAAAAAGATGATGTTAATGATGATAGTAGAAAAAAATATTTTAATCCTGAAAAATTAAAAGTAGGATATTCTAATAATTTTGGTAAGGATGATAAAGAATTATTTGTAGGATTAGTTGATTTACAAAGAGGATTATTATATCCTTGTAATATTAAGGGAAATAATATAGTTTCAGATGAAATGAATGAAGATGCTATTTTATTAAATACAAATAAATTATCGTTGAATGAAGTATTAGATAAAAAATATATTTACGATGAGTTAGAAGAAAGTGAAGAAAATTTGAAAAATGTTAAAGTTATAAAAGACTTAAATGAATTAGTTAATTTTTTTCTGACTAATCTTTATTAATATTTTTATTAATATTTTTTATTAATATTTTTTATTTATAAAATTAAATAAAAATAAAAGGATATTTATAATGTCAGAAAAAAATTCAAATATTTATAATATAGCAGAAAATAAATGGATTGAAATAGGTTCAGTAGATAAAGACAAAACAATTGAAAATATATCAAATGTTTCTGTTGTTTTCTTTTTAGGTGATAATCATCCTTCTGTTTTTGAAGGACATGAATTAGCACCTATATCTAATTTTAATGTATCTGAAAGAAAAGTAGTGATACCAGCCGAAACTAAAGTATGGATTGCATCTAAAAATGGTAGAGGGAAATCTAAAATTATTCTTTCTGAATAATTAAATTAAAGGAAATTAAATGTTTGGAACAAATAGTTTTATAATTAATCCCACAGATGCTTATCAAGATAAATTTTTATCTAAAAGTGAAAAAAGTGATTTAGATGTAGAAATAATTAACAGTGATACAAATTTACATTCAAATTATATATATTTATGTGATGTTGAAAATGGTGGATTTGAAATTACTTTACCTGAAGAACCTAAAAACGGAGATACAATTAGAATTTTTAATTACAAAGGTTCATTCAAAGATAATAATGTAATAATTAAAAGTGATAAAAAAATAAATAATTCAAATGAATACAAATGTAAATTAGATAGTTCTGTATACGAATTAAAATATTATGAAAATATTGATGAATGGTTGTTAATTATTGTAGGAACACAAAATTTAGGAAGTTTATTTGCCGAGTTTATGTGCGAAATTCCTGAATTAAGCAATCAAAGTGCTGATGAAATAAACGAGGGAGATTATATCGAGATTGATATAGACAATTACGATGAAAATGCCGAGTATTTAGTTGATAATGAATTAGTTACGAAATTTGTTTATAAAAGTGATAAAACTTTTAAGGTATATTTCGGAAATGTTGATGAAGATACAGACACAACTTTTAGAGTTAGGGCAATTAAAACAGGGTATATTTCAAGTTCGTGGAGTGATGAAATATCAATAACTGTTAAAGATAAACCAGAAGAGGAAGACGATGCGATTATAAATGATGCTTTTGCTGATAATAAAGACACTTCAAGCGATTGTGATGTAACAAACGATAAAGTGGTATTTACAAAAGATGGTGGAGAATATAAAGAAGTTATCACAGAGCAAGGAGATGATGAAGAGGATTGGTCATCTTATCAAACAATAGCGAAAATAGAATTAGAAAAAATGAATATTTATGATGATGACACCGATACTGATACATTAGCAGTAAAAAATAAAAAAATTAAAGATGTATCTAAATGTTATATAACTAATGATGATTACCCTGACGGAGTTGAGATAGATATAGGGGATGTTGAAGATGAGAGTAATGAAGACACTACAAATACATTAGATATTTTTGGAGATGATAGTTGTATTGCTTGTTATAATTTTGATGGTGATGCTACTGATTTAAGTGGAAATTATGATGGAACTACTCACGGAGATATATCGTATGTAGATGGTTTCTTTGACAAAGGTATTAGAATTGATGATGAAGATGAAAAACAATATGTTTCAGTTGATGAAATTACTGACATTAAGGATGCATTTACATATAGCTGTTGGGTAACTAACCCAGATGATTACGATGACGAAGATTATTATGCTTATGTTGTTGCTAATGAAAATCACGATAGACTGTATGGGCTAGTAATTCATTATAATGATAGTGATAATGATAATAATAATAAAATAGAATGTCAATTAGATGGTGATAATCAATTATTAAGTATTCCAGATGATAAAACTATTGAGAAAGAAGATAAATTGTTTTTTGTATATTCTTGGGATAAAAGTAAAAATGATGGTAAGCCAAGTGTTTATATTAAGAATGAAACACAAGATTATGAATATACATTAGTATTTGATGACCTTGCTACAACAGATGATTTAGATAAAGGTTTTGATGTTATTGCAGGAATAAATTCTACATATGATAATAGAATTGCTATTGTAATAGACCAAGTAAGAATTTTCAATAAAGTAGTATCAGATGATGAAATTGATATATTATATAATGAACAAATTACAAAATACAAAGCTGATATTTCTTCAAACGACCTTGACAATGCTCCTGAAAATGCTTATTTCATAGAAGAAAACATAACAATAAAAACAGCACTTACAAAAGATAATGACCCAACAGATGATGATTTTAACGATGAAGATTTAGATACTTGGAAAATAGATACTGATAATGACTATAAAGAAAATAGTTATAAAAAAGTTAGTGATTATAGTGGAAATAAATTCCAAAGAAAAATAACTGGTGATAAAAATGCCAACATAACTTATCTAAAATCAAATATGTGGAAGGATAGCTAAAATGGGATATAAAAAGAAAACTGAAATAATTGGAATGAGACATAGAACTTATTATGAAGAAGAACCACAAAAAGTTAATATAAAGAAAGGTAAGATTAGGCAAGATATATCTAAAATTAGCGATAGGGATGACCTTATTGCTGATTTATTTAAGTTAAATTTTCTTACTATTTCAGCACTTAAATATGTTTATTATTCTTTGCCTAATGAAGTAAAAGACAATATACCAAAAAAAGCAAAAGATTTATTAGATAGTTCATTCAAAAAATACGAAGAAACTAAAACAATAATGGATTTATATATAGAAAATGGGGATATGTCCTTTATTGATAGAGTTTTAACTAAACAAGAAGAAATAACTAAGATTGTAGAAAATAACAAAAAAATTTGAATAAAATTTGAATAAAAATTGAATAAAAAAAATTAAATATATTAAAATATATTGAAAGATTTAATGAAATAGTTTGAAAATAAAATCTTAAAAAATTAAATAAAAATAAAAGGATATTTGATGAATAAATCAGAATTAGTAAAAAAAGTAAAAGAAATTTTAGAAGAAAAATTAGGTGAAGATGTTAGAGTAACAAACCAATTAAACAATGAAATCGTTGAAGAAATTTTTGGTACAATCGCAAGAAGTTTAGTTGAAGATGGAGAAGTTGTTTTACCTGGAATCGGTAAATTAAAAGTTGCTGAAAAAGCAGGGAGAAAAGGTGAAGTAACAAGACCTGACGGAACAAAAATTCCTTATGAAACAGCGCCAGGAAAAAGAGTTAAATTTGTGATTGGTAAATCATTAAAAGAAAGTTTATAAAAAAATATATTTAATGTTAAAATATAATAAAATTTTAACAAGATTTTTTTCTTGTTAAAATCATGAAAAAATAAATAAAAAATTGAATTTTTTGAAAATTTTGACTAAAAATTATTGACTTTTTAAAAAATATATGTTATAATTATTATGTAAAAACAATTAAAAAAAGGAAAACATATGAAAATTATATCTACAATATCTACAATAGAAGAGGTTAAAGAAATAGAACATTTGTTTCAAGACCGAGTAACTTTATCTTATGAAATTGAAAAAGGTGATACTACTTTACCTTTTATTTTATATTCAGTTGAAAATGACAATGGCAATGATTACTTTATTTTTGATGAATCTTGCCTAGACCTTTTAGATGATATATTCTTAAATGAAGAAGAATTACAAATTTTGGTTGAAAAATTTAAGGAATTAAAATGAATATCTATTATGAAAAGGCGAAGTATGAGTTCAATAACAAAAAAATTATCTCATCTAAAAAGAAAGAAAAAAAGAAATTTTGAACTATTATATAATTTAATAGTCGATATGGAAGTTGATTTTTACATGAACGCTATTGAAAATAAAAAAGTCACTATATACGATGAAGATTATTCATACGAAGAAGAAATAACAAACGAAGAAATTAATCTTTATTTGACTTTTATAAAAATATATTTAGACTCAACTAAAAATAGAGATAAAGAATGGGAAAAAATAAATAAATTTTATAAAAAATATAAAAAGTTATATAAAATTACTTGACTTTTCTTTTGAAAAGTTATATAATCATAAATATAAAACATAAAGGAGTGAATATGAATTATACTTTATCTCATCGCCCTGGAAGCAGTGATATTGCTGATTCAATTTGGGACAAACATTTATTAAAATTTAATGCTTTTCAAAATGGTATAAAAATCTTAAAACAAAATTTAAGTGAGTTTATTAAAGAAATTTCAGATACTTTTAAAACAAAAGTCCATCATTATGATATGGAGTATTACGATTATTATCTTTTAGTTAGTGAAGATATTTTCATTAGTCTTCAATCAGGAAAAGAAACCTATAATAGTGAAATATATTGTAAAGATTATGACCTATTAGATAAGATCTATGAAATTATTAAAAACTATAAATCTTTTGATGATAACGATTATATCAACTTAACGACAATGAGTCTTATGCAGGGTGGTATAAAAGAAAGTTCTGAACAAAAATTTCACGAAGACTTTTTAGATATAGATAAAGATTTTTATCCGTTTCTTGATGTTGATTTATTTATAGAACAATTTACAAAAAGTAATGAAAACATTTTAATACTTGCTTCAGAACCTGGAACAGGTAAATCTAAATTTATTGCTTTACTTATGAAATATTTATTGGAAAATAATACATCGACTGATAGTAAAAGATACCATAATTTTTTATTCGCAAAAGATATAAGCCTTTTCAATATGGATGATTTTTGGGAGATAGCAAAAAGAAATGACTACTTAATTTTAGATGATTTAGATTTTCTTTTAGGTAAAAGAAATGAGAGTAGAGATGATGTTTCAAAAAATAATTTTTTAAGTAAATTATTATCATTTTCAGATGGTGTTATTAAAAATGACACAAAAATCATAATCACTACAAATCAACCTATTGATGAAATAGATGAAGCATTAAAAAGAAAGGGTAGATTATTTGATTTTTTAAGATTTTTACCACTTGAATATAAAGAAGCACAAAAAATTTATGCAAAACATACAGACAAAAAATTACCTTATAAAGACATTTATCATCAATCTGATTTAGGTAGTTTAATAAATGATATTAAAAATGATATAATAGATAGAAAATATTTGAAAAAAGATATTTCATTACTACATAAAAAAATAGAAAAGAAAGTCGGATTTGTTTAAATAACTTAAAAAATGAATTTTTATGAATACATAACAAGAAATGAAAAGGAGTAAAATTGAAAGATAAAATTGATATTTTAATTAAAAAACATTTTCCAAAAGGAAAAGAACCTAGAAAAGAACAATATGAAACTATTCATAAAATTGTAAATGCTTATATTAATAATAAGACTCATTTTATAGGACAATTACCAACAGGTGTAGGAAAAAGTTATATTGCTATTGTTATTCCTAAAATATTAAAAGAAATAAACAACGAATTAAAACAAAGTGTTATTTTAACTAAAACTAAAGCATTACAAGATCAATATACAAATGAATTTCCTGATTTAGTTGATATAAAAGGTAAAACAAATTATACTTGTCATTTAGGAACAACATATACCACAGATGTTTGTTTTACTAATATGAATTCAAATAAATGTGATAAAAATGAAGATTGTCCTTACATAAAACAAAGAATTCATTGGGAAACATCCAAAGATGAAAGAATTACCAATATGAGTTTTTTCATAACATATCCTAAAGCAAAATCTGATATTGTAGTGATAGATGAATGTCATACATTATCGGGAGAATTAGTAAATTATGGAACTTTAACAATAAATGAAAATGTAATAAATGAATTCAAAGAAAAAAGTTTAGATAATGGTTATATGAATTTTGAAACTATTGTAATAGCATTAGAAACATTTATAAATAAATTAAATTCTATAATAATAGAATCTAAAACTTTATATGAAAATTCACAAGATTTATTAAAAATATTAAAATTAAGAATTGATGAATTAGAAGAATTAAAAGATGAAAATGGTTTTTATAATCGATTATATAATTGGGTAAATGATATGATTAGTAAAATATCATTATTTGGTAAAGTAGAAGGTGATTATATATTACATTTAGAAGAAGTAAAAAGAGATTTTTCTGAATATAAAATAATTTCAATTAAACCTATATTTGCTTACCAAGTTGCAGATTTTATTTTTGATAAAGGAACATTTTTTATTCATTTATCAGCAACAATTGGAGATATAGATGTATATGCTAAAGAAAATGGTATAAAAACATATGATAGTTATGAATGTGATTCTCCTTTTCCTATAGAAAATAGAAAAATTGTTTATAAACCTTTAATTGAATTTAATTATAAAAATCAAGAAAATGCTATCAATCAGACTACAAAAATTGTAGATAAGATTATAGAAAAACATAAAAATGAAAATGGTTTAATTCATACATCAAGTTATTTTATCGCACACGAAATTAAAAATAAATCTAAATATAATAGTAAAATAGTGGTTGCAAAAGATAGTGAAACTATAAATAAATATAAAGGCAAAAAAATTTTAATCGGACCTACTTTATATGAAGGACATGATTTCAAAGATGATTTTGCTAGATGGCAAATTTTGACGAAAATACCTTATGCTAGTTTAGGTGATGTATATGTTAAAACTAAAACACAAATGTATCCTAAATGGTATTCACAAGATGCTGCTAATAAAATAATTCAAAGTTATGGTAGAGCAGTAAGACATAAAAACGATAAAGCAATATTTTATATTTTTGATACAAATTTTAGTAAATTCAAAGATAGTAATTATTTACCTAAATATGTTAGAGAAGCAATTTTCTTAATGAAATAATTTTAATGAAATAATTTTAATAAAAGTCAATAAAAATAAAATTTTTGTATTGACTTTATTTTTCTTTTATTGTATAATTATATAAATTAAATAATTAAAAAGGATATATGATGGCAAAGAAAAAACATATTAAATCTTTCAAACAATTACAAGAAGAAATTAAAAACATAAAAACAAGAGATAGAAATATTGAAATGCATATTAAAGGTGAGATAAATTTAAGTGAAAGAAAAGTGGTAAATAAGAAAAAAGTTTATAATAGAAAGAAACTTAAAAAAGTTTCTTATGAATATAAAATTGCTTAAACATGAAATAAAAATAATTTTTAGTTGACTTTTATTTTATTTTTTGATATAATTATAATATAAAAACAAAGGAGAAAACATGAGAACATTTACAAAAAATGGAATTACGATTGAATATGAAAGAATTAACAACGATATGTATGGTAATCCAAGATATAAAATACATTTTAGTTATGGTAATGAAATAAGAAATATTGAAAATATTTATGAAAATCCGTCTGATGCTATTTTTTTCTTAAAAGAAAAATTAAATGGAAAGAAATTTAGAAATCAAAATTATGTTGTCTGGCAATCATATAATGTTGAAAGAGA